ATGGATTTGTCACAGGCTGACGTATTGCTTTACATCGCAACGTTGCCACAATCGGTTAAGGAGTTGGATTACCAATTGACGCAGCACGATATCGATGGTTTACTGCGCCTAAGGGCTGGCCTGTTGGCCAAATGGGACGAACCGGATACATTCGGAGTCGCCGCGCAGATAACCGATATCAGCGACTTGCATTAAGTAGTTCTTTGATATGGGCTTCGAGCAATATCCTGACACACTTACATACGGATCAACTTCGGTTAAGTGCCGTTTTATTCCCGCCAGGGGCGGCAATCGCCTTCTTAGGAAGCAGGACGGCAACGAGGTCCAGGTAAGGTTTGACATTGCATTCCCGGTTGGCACAGAACCGATCCCATTGTTCACGAAAGTAAGCGCTACGGATAAGTCTGGAGCATACATTGTATACAACGAGGAGTTGCTTGCCTTCCATATCGGTCAATTACACTGTAAGGGGGCGATATGATTGGGCTGACGCCAATGTTTGACCCCGAAGAACTCGAAAGGGAAATGCTTGCGGCCATCGAGGAAGCGATGCTGCCTAAACTCATTCAGATCGGTCAGCGTGCGGTAGATATTGCCCGGAAGAAGATGGGGGCAAAACCCTATCAGGATCAGACAGGTAATCTACGGAGTTCTACAGGATTCGTCGTGTACCTTGATGGCAAGGAAGTCCACCGTGATTTCAAGTTGTCAACGGCTGGTACAGACAAGTTTACCGGTCTCACCATAGGTCAGCAACATGCCGAAGAGGAGATGAGAGATGCAGAAGGATGGGGAATGATCTTGGTTGCAGGCATGGAATACGCCTCCTGGGTGGAAAACAGAGGATATGACGTGATTACGGGCGGAAAGAATAATGCCCTTATTTGGCTGACACAAGCATTCAACGAACTGGGAATTATCGAATGAAAAAGACCATCAAAACAGCGATTGAAGCGATTGAGGACATTAATAATGTTTTGGTGTCAAAAGGAGTCGCGGAAACTGTTAACCTGACTGGTCAGATTCGTAACACCAACCGGGTGCTTGATTCGGACAAGGAGGACATAGTGACAAATTGCCTGTATTTTGATGCTGAACAATTCCAAGGCGGAGAGTTCAACATCAACATCCACGTTCCAAATCTTGAAAACCAGCCGTCAGATAACCCGACGGTTATTGACAACACCCAGCCAAACCTCTCAAGGATGCAGGAAATCGCTGAGGCAGTTATTGCTGCATTGGATTATTATCATGGTCCGGACTTCTCGCTATACGTCAGCAGGCCGGGGGAGCTTACCCCCGAAGGCAAAAATTGGTTTTTCAACATCAGGACACAGTATAACACAGTAAGATTAGACGTTTAACCGCCCTACGGGGCATAAAACACTTGAATAATGGCAACACCAGTAAAAGGCGTAGAAACCATCGAATTTGCCGATATCACGGGTGATGGATCAATGCCAGTCACAGGATGGGAGCAAATCGTTGACATCGCCATGGAAACGGTTACGTTCGATATCCCCGAACCGACGACAAATGATATCCGAGTAGAGGAAAAACCTGGTATCCGATATGTGTTACCTGGAGAAAGTGACCCAGCAACGTTCTCAACCGGAACTATCGACATCGACGGAGCGAAACTCGCTGCACTTTGTGGTGGTACATGGAATCCGGGAACGCAAGAGTTCAAAGCGCCGGCACTCGAACAGGTCGTGTATAAGGCCATCCGGCTAACCTCACAGCCGTTCTTCAACAAGAAGTTTCAGCTGTTGATTCCACAGGCTGCTATCACGATCAACTTCTCTACAGCCTTCACCAAGAACAACTTGGTATCGGTTACTATTACCGGCCGGGCGACAACTCCGGTGGACGGATCTGGGAATCCGGTATCACCGTGGGGATATCGTTTGATCGATGTGCCCCCTACCACTTAACAGGCACACTATATTATTAGGCCGAAAGCGTAGGTAAGGGCGTGAGTAGGCCATTTTTAACCTTACCACGTATGAAAACCACTTCAAATAATATCGTTGCGGCAGTCACACAAGCTGCACTTTTCGAACAGTCATTTCCGATAGTCGAAACTAAATGGTGGCGCCGGTTGATGCAGCGAATCGGTTTGTTGCCGAAAAGCCGGACTATCAAGATATTCCCTCCCTACCCTGCTACGGTATTCAAAATTGCAGCTGAGGTCACTGAATTGAAGCCACCAGCTGGAAAGGTCAACGAAAATAACGTTTATGACGTGTTCATGGACATGAACCATGACAACCTGAAACGACTGATAAATATCGTGGCCATTGCTTCTCACAATGCTAAGGGAGAACCAGATCCGGATTTGCCGGATATCATTGCTCATAACTTCAGTTACGCGGATCTTCGGAAAGCTATTGAAGCTGTCCACCGGGGGTTGGACGTAGAAAATTTTTTCGCCATTATGGCATTAGTCCGCAACATCGGGATAAGCGATATGCTGGCGACCGAAGCCCCTGGGCAACGATCGGAGGGATTATCAAATACTACAGATTCGGATGGGAGGAAGTGATGTACACGGTCAGCTGGCAAAATCTGTTGATGATGAATTCCACCATCCCTCCTATCGAGGAGGGGGATAATAAAGGACGTGATCGTCGTCCGTCTGGCGAGCCAATTAATTTCTGGGAACTGGGCCAACGGCTCATGAGCGGTAAGGGGGCTTAATATGGGCAAGATCGGCATAGCAATCACTTCTTACAACCGTCCGGCAGTGCTGCAGATGAGCCTTACACAATGGAGGAAATTACTCCCAAAAGGCGCAGAGCTGGTTATCGTAGATGACGGCAGTACAGAACCGGTAGAGGGAGCCGATTTCCGATTTCCGTCGAATGCCGGAATTGCGGCAGCAAAAAATGCCTGTATACGTATATTGTTGGAACGTGGCTGCGAACACCTGTTCCTTGCGGACAGCGACACCTATCCTATTGCAGCCAGATGGCATGATCCTTACATTAAATCGGGGGTAAAACACCTTTCATTTACATTCGACCGATTAGTCAACGGCCGTCCGAATGGACGACAGTACATTGGCGATTACGAAGGCCTAGCCGAATACGGCAGCCCATGCGGATGTATGCTGTATATCCACCGCTCGGTGGTTGACACGATAGGCGGCTTTGATGTAGATTATCCTCAGTGGGGGTATGAACATGTTGACTTTAGTAATAGGGCATATAATGCGGGACTTACCCCTGCACGGTATCTCGACGTGCCGAACAGCTTGGAGCTATTCCACAGTATGGACTACCACTGTGAGGTAAGCGGGTCAGTAGATGGATCGGCACGGATGCATGTACTACAGCCAAACAAAGACCGATTTGAACGGCAATCAGGGTCATCTGAGTTCATGCCGTACAACCATTCTACGTCCGGCATTATATTGGCAGCTTATTTCAATGCAAATCCGGACCCGCAACGTGGGATAACATGGCTGCCGGACACCACTCAATTGAACACGCTAATTCAATCATGTAAATCGGCCGGCGTGACTTTGAAGATCTTTCACGACTGCCTGCCTTATAATGACGACGATATCTTTGTCAAAGTTCCCAGGCAACACCATTTCAGCCCCAACATATACCGATGGCTGGTGTTCCATGCCTTTTTGGAAGATAACCCGATCGACAATGTGTTCATGGTAGACTCCACGGACGTAGAGGTATTACGCAATCCGTTTCTTTCGCTTAACCCTAACAGGCTGTATGTTGGAGATGAATACAACATGAAGGTTGATAATGGTTGGATGGCTAAGTGCCAGGAGCCGCTCCTAGGTGCGTTGACCGATTACCGGCAGGTAATTGAGGCTAATGCCACGGAAACGTTGCCCAATTGCGGAATAGTAGGCGGGGCGTTGCCTGTAGTAATGGAGTACCTGCGCTACCGGGTAGAATACCACGAGAAGTACACCTACGGCATTCTTCAGTCTACCGACATGGCCATCTTCAATTACATCCTCTGGAAACATTTCAAGGGGAGGATGACATCAGGGATCAAAGTCAATACCCGATTCAAACAGAATGAATACAATAAGGTATCATTTTTCAAACACAAATGAGACATGGAAACACTGAAAGTAACGCGGGACGGGATAACACTGGATCTGACGTACAACAGCCCAAACATAATAGCGGACATCAAAAAGTCAGACGGTAAATTCTACGAAATCGGCATGCTGGACGCAATATCCAAGCTCCCCTACCGGCGCGGGATTGCGATGGACATAGGCGCAAACACCGGCAATCATACCGTGTTTTTCTCACGCTTCTGTAATTTCGACGAAGTGTGGGCATATGAGCCGAATAAGGCAACCTTCGCGCTGCTAAAACATAACGTTAACAAGCATTGTAAGCGGACTGTGCGCCTGTACAACTGCGCTGTTGGAGACCGAAAGGGTAAAGTTGCCTTCACGGACAATATTGATAATCCGGCCGTAAATAAGGTCACCAGAGGCAAGGGAGACACTACCATAATTCCTATAACAACTGTAGTAACAATACGTCTGATTAAGATAGACGTAGAAGGATATGAGGCAAAGGTGCTAAAAGGTGCTGCGGCAGTGATTGAACGGGATAAGCCGGAATTGTTCGTTGAGTGCCACGGAGATCCGGATGGGCTGTTAAAATTACTCCCGGAAGGTTACAAGATTGT